GAATGTCCCAGCTTACGCCTTGTTCGTCGTCATAACCAGTTTGGGACGGGATGTTATTAGGAAAAATTTGGATTACCGCCGTATCTGGGTCTGGCGTAATTGTCCAGTCGTAAAGTTTATAAGGACCTTCCAAAAACCAAGATTGTTCGTTTAAGTTTTCGCCGTTTGCAATAACTGATTGCCCCAAGTCGCCTTGGGTTACGGTAAGTTTTTTAATTGGTCTCTGATACTGCAAAAGCTGGTCGCCTTGTACGGGTATCCAATCCGTTTCGGCATTGTCTTGGTCGCCTACAACTTCCAAAGTTTGTCCCTCATTTGAAAAGCTTACCATTGAGTTAATGGCGTCGTTTGCGGCAAGTGCTACAAATTTAGAATCTGCGTATGTAATACAATTCCAAGCGTGTAAAGCTGGCGCCGTTATCAATTCCCATGTAATTGCGTCTTCACTAATTGCAATTCTATCTGTCCCAGCTTGACCAACTGCAACAAAAACACCGTTTCCATATGTTAAACCGTAAGGCGCAAAATTTATTATTGCCGCATTAGTCCAGCTTATTCCGTCAGTTGAATAGTTTTGGCCAGTTGTAAATTTGCCGTCTGCAAAAATTATTTTATTTGTTCCAGCGTTTACGTTTACGCTTGTCCAGTTAATTCCGTCGGTTGAATACATTGTGCGACTAGTTCCGTTGCTAGAAATAGCCACAAATTTACCATTTCCAAAGGCGACGGATTGCCAATGATTATTTTGCGCAGCAGTTCGTAAAGTCCAATTAATACCATTTGGCGAAGTCATTACATTATTACTTCCAAGATAACCAACCGCAACAAATAAACCGTTGCCATATGTTATTTCAGTTGGGCCAATACCATTTGTAAATGGATTGTAACGGGTCCAGTTTACTCCATCCGTAGAAACTTCAACGTTTGTTATTAAATCCAATCCAGATATTTCATTGCCAACCGCAACAAACTTGCCATCAGCAAAAACCACGCTTTGTAAACCATAAGAGCCAACCATTACAGTTGTCCAGTCTAAGCCATTGCTAGAATAAATAAGGTCATAAGAACCATTAGAAACCGCAACAAACTTGCCGTTTCCGTATGCAATATCTTGGTAATTATTTGGCGGAATAGTTTTTAAATACCAATCGTTTGCCGAGCCAATAGCGCTATTTTCGTAACTTTCCTTTACGGCGTATGTGTCCCAGTCATGGATATAAATTACAGTCGTGTCGATGTTTCGAGATATTGCGCGCTGAATAATCCAGCGGCCGTCTCTTTGAAACAAAACCCAACCCATTGTTTTACAAATTTCTAGCAAGAAATCGAACGCGTTTAAGCCTAATTCGTCAAACGTAAACTCTTGCACCTTTAGATTTTCGCCAGCTGATTGCGCAAAAATGGATTTAGTATTGTCCATTACTAAACCCTCGTAAAGGTCGTTGCAAACCTCAAAATCTAACTCTAATTCTAGCGTGTTTAATTGGTCAAAAATAAGCGTACCTAAATCGGTGTCGACACTTGGACCCGTTAAACTAATCTCTTTTAATTGCGCCAATCCGTCGGTCGCAGTTACGACAACTGGGTAAGGCGGGTCTTGGAATGGCTCGCCAGTTATGTCGTTTAGTAAGTAGCCTTTAAAGACAACATTTCCGTCAAATTCATGTACAACTAAAAACTCGCGGTCTGAGTAGCTAAAGAAATTCCTAAAATCGGTTACGTCAGTCGAATAAAACGAAATCGTAAGCGTTGCCGACATAATGCTGGACGTTATGTCCTCGTTATCCTCGCGCTCGTATTTGTGGACGGCTGGCGCCTCGGTTGCAATTAATTCCGTTGACGTTCCAACAAATCCGTCTTGGTAAATTTCTACGACGTTGGAAAAGTTGTCAATATCTTTAAAAGGTATTGTATATTTTAGACCGTATGCCATTGGTTAGAATTTTCTTGCCCGTGTTTTATTTGCTCGGTTTAGCGTGCCAACTAGATTGTCGCCGCTAATAGTAAAGGTAACATTTCCGCCCATCATATTTTGCAGTTTAGACAAAGGCGCAATAACCTCGGGGTTTGTTCTGGCTCCCGTGTATTCGCCCACTAGCGCCGACGTTGGTCCGCTGACAATACCACCGTTAGCAAAAGGAATAAGACCGCCTAAAGGACCGCCGCCGCCTAATTTTCCAAATATATTTTTAAAACCGCTTGTTCCTTTTCCAAAACCAGCCATTCCAACACCTCCCAACAAAATATTTAAAGCAAACGCAGCGGCAGCAGTAGCCGCCAATTGTATTGCCATTTTTTTCAATCCATCCAACAAAGATGCAAAACCAAACTTTCCAGTTTCAAACATTTGAGTAAATGATGATGCAATCATTGGCCCAAAAATGCCGCTTATTTCTAATCCTAAAGCTTTTTGTTTTTCAAATTCTGCATTTAATAGTCTCGCTTCTTCAATTTTCTTTTGGTCCTCTTCGTCCTCTGCTGGCGGCGCTATATTACTAACGTCTAATTCAAAAGGTTTTTGTTGTTGTTGTGGTGCTAAAGCTTGCGCAATTTTATCTTGATATTCTTTGGTTGCAAAAGTAATGTCTTCAAATGCTATTTCGTAACTCCTAGAAAGTTTTTGGATTTGTTCCTCTTCTTTTTGGAGTTGCTCCATTTTTTTGTCATGCTCTTTTTTTAATTGTTTAGCTAATTCCGCGCTAATTTTTGCGGCGTGTTCTTTTTTTGCGTTTTCATTTTGTAAGGCTTGCTCAGATTCAACCGATGCCTTTTCAATTGCTTTTATACCAATCGCAACGCCTTCCAATTGTGCGGCATAGGCTGGCGAAATAAACGAAAGTAGTTGACGCCCAAAAGCTTCTAAACCAGTATCGCCAGCGGCTTGCGCTACGGTGTTAACTGAATTTAAAGAGGTTACTAAATCGCTAAGAATTGTATTGCTTAAATTTAAAAAACTAGAAATTAAACCGCTAGAGGACGAACCAATAGCCAATTGTAATTGCGAGAAATTGTCCTCTAAGTTTGAAATTTGACCGCCTACAGTTTCAGAAATTGCAGCCATTGAACCGCTCACGCCTTCAGCATTTCCCAAGCTTATTAAATAATCCTTTATGGCTTCGTCTGTTTTTTGTACTTCAGTCGTTACGCCCTTAAATGTAAATTTAACTTTGTCGCCTTCACTACTTGCCCTAATTCCAAACTCTTTTAAGCGCTCAAATTCCCCAGTCATTGCGTCCAAAGCCGCCTCGGTTAACTGGTCAAACGATTTACCAGTTGAGGACGCAAGGTCGCCAAGTGAATTCATTTGCGCTAAAGTTGGCGTAAATCCTCTATTGGCTAACTTAACAAAGGAATCCGTTAACTCGTTAACTTGAAACGGGGTCGAACTTGCAAACTCAACAATCTGGTCCATTGCTACCTTGGCCGCTGATTTAGACCCTAAAGTAGTAGTTAAAACCGCCTCCATTTTTTGGAATTCCGCAGTTGTTGCAATTACTGCACTACCAAAATTTAAAAGCATATCAGCGGCAAACAAACCGCCCATTGTCTTGCCAAGGCTACTAAACGCCCCAGATAATGCGTTTGTTGATTTTACGCCGTCTTGGTTGCCCTTATTAACTTGTTTATTTAAATCGCCAACCTCCGATTTTAACTCGGTCATTGCCTTATTAAAATCCTTTAGTTGCGCGACAATGTCAACGTTTAATTTTGCGCTCATTGTATTTTCTTTGTTATCGTGTCGAAAATGGCTTCTTGCTCAAATTTAAGGTTTTGCCATTGTAGTCCAATTTCGTATGCCTTTTCCTTTTCCGCTTGCGTTGGTATCTTAACGGGTTTGGCATCCAATAACGGAATTTTCCAAAATTTCTCTGGCTTACGGATTAGGTCGCTTTTCTTTGTAACGTTTACGTTGTTAAGCTGCACCCAAAGAGACCTAAATAAATTCTCTTGCTTACTTTCTCGCATTTGGTGACCGTAGGCGATTGACTGATATTCGGCAAACGACATAAAATAAAAAGAGTCGGGCAATAGGCCCAACTCCCCAATCGCATAATGCCAAATATCGTTAAAAGTTATTTTTTTTTTGCGCCTTCTTGCGCTGGCAATTCAACTTGAGTAATTGCCGACAAGCCAAATATAATGGTTTGCATTACCTTGCCGAGTTCCTCTGGGTGTGTCATGTCGACCCAGTCTAAAATATCATCAAAAGTTAAATCTAATTCTTTGTCTTTAAATATCGCCTCAACATAAAGAGCCGAATAAACAAATTTTGCAATTGATTTAATTTGATTTACTCCCGTGGTTGTAAGCTGCTCAATAGTTAATTGAACGTCGTAACCTTGGTTTTCGCTAAAATGGATTAGTGCGCCCATCCCAAATTTAAGAGGATAGGCGCTACCATTTATTTGTACTGTTGTTCTGCCAGTGTAATTCATACGGGCAAGTTAACAAAAATTAGGTTGATGCTGGTACTACGGTTGCCTTTAGTAAAGGACCTTTTCCAGTAAATTCTACGGAATAAGTAACCGCGGCCTCCATTTCAGCTGAAACGCTGATTGATGCAACGCTTGCGTTACCGTAAAATACTAGGTCGCCAGTAATGTTAGTCGTAAACTTTAGAGCCACAACCGTACGGCCGCTTAGGAGCGTGTAAATGTCGCCAACGTTGTTTGTGTCGTCAAAGGCAACCAAGCCGTCGGTAGAAACAGACCAGTCGCGTAGGCCAGCGATATGGTCGGCCCAGCCTCCGTCGTCCTTACAAGTTGCGTCGGCAAGGTCAACGTTTACGGAAAGTTCGGAACTAGTTGCGCATCCAATCATTACGTTATTGAGGTAAACGTTTAAAAGGGTGCCGTTAAATTTGCCAAGAGTAGCCATATTTTTAGGGGTTTAATTCGATTTTTTTTTAAAAATAAAAGGTCTTTAAATAAATGCAAACGTATAAATTATTTTTTGGCCGTCTGTTTAGGTATAAACTAGAAAATTGGAATCTTGGTCTATAAGTATTTCGAATAATTCGTCAATAATAAATCGCTCCGCTGGTAAGTTGGTTTCGTACAATTCGCCAACACCTTTAAAGCTTACCGAAAAGCTGGCAACGCTTTCCATTTCTCCCGATTGCGTTAACGATTCGACCATTGCCAAGCCTAAAAAAATAGTGTTTGTCTCTGAGCCAACCGATAGCCAAACGCGTTGCTTAGTTATTAACAAGTTGTAAAGTTCGCCATAGGAATAGCCGTCGTAAATAGTAAGCGCGTCCGTAGATATTGACCAAGACCCAATTTTACTAATATGGTCGGTAAACATTCCGTTGGCATTGGAAACGGAATCTAATTTCTCCATTTCAACGCTCAACTCGTAAGCCTTAGACTTGGCAATCCTTTGCTCGCCTACTAAAACAAAAAGCGTTGTTCCGTTAAGCTTGGCCATCTATCCAATTTTCAATTGTTAAAATTTCCCGATGCACAATATTAGTATCGGTAATATTTGAAAGGCTGGTTTGTTGCAAAAGCTTGGCCGTTACAATTTTTCCAACTTGCAGCGCCAAATAATTCTCTGGGTAAAGGCAAACAATTTGTAAAATTGAGTCGGCAATACTGTCCGCGTCTAGTCTACCATATGGCGCAATTGCAGCGGTAACAACGTCTAAAACGATTGTAGTAACGTAATTATTTTGTTGGTTGTCTTTGTCGTCGGCTTGCGTTTGGTTGCCTATTAATATGTAAGGGAAAACGGCGTTATCTGGCGCAAAAGTATCGTAACAAGGGACCAAAGCACCTTTATAAGTAATCGTATTATTTAACGCAGTCCAATAAGCTTTGCGGACAAATGGTTTAATATTTCTCATTTCTATTTATTAAATAATTTAATCAAAGTCCGCTCGATATTTTTAGGCAATTCTTGGCGTTGTTTCCAGACCGCTGGATAAAAGAACGGGCGCGCTGGTAAGTTTACTTCTTTAATTCCGTCGCCTTTGTACTGAGACGCGAACTCGCTTAACTCGCTTGGGACCTTTACACGTGTTCCAGTTCCAAACTCAACGTAAGGCGCATATTCTGCGCCAACTTCAACGCCTCCCGTTATTTCGTTTTTGCTTACCTTAATAGGTGTCGATTGAATGCTATTTTTTAACGCTCCAGTATCAACGCGCACGTCGTTTGCCGCATCGCTTTCAATTGATAGTATTGAGTCCTCAATTTCTGCTCGCACATAGTCCGCAACGTCGCCCTCTAAGTCTTTTAGGTACTTATAAAACGTGTTTAAACTTTGCTTATTAAACTCAATACTTAGCATTTTTATTTCCTTTCCTTTGCGATTATTTTAATCATTCGGTCGTATTCGAGCGCATCAATTACTGAATCAATAATTAAGGTTTGGCCCGCGTAAACAATAAACATAGACTTTGTAATTGTAACCAAAGGGTTGTCGCGTATAATTATTTCCCATTGGTTTTTAATAACCATTTGGTCCTCGCTATTTTGACGCGTGCCGCTTTGGTTAGTAACCTTTGCCCAACAAGTATAAGCCAAACCAGAGGCGGAATAAAAACCGCCATAACCGTCTGCGGTTAAATTTGAATTGTAAAACGAAATACGTTCG